TAAAAACTAAGATTGTCAACATGGTTGCAGATGAAACTGAGGACACAGAAGTTATCTCAATCACTAAGACTGAGGAAGACTTCATCCTTGATGCACCTATTGATACTTTCCCTGATAAGGTTAACCGTATCTCTTACCTGAACTATGTCCTAAATAGCACAAAAGCAAACAAAAACCACTATTGGAGACAAGTGCTTACTAAGAATGGATCTAACACAGAAGAAGAAACTGTGGATCAATTAGAGCGTATGGTAAACGCTATCCTGAAAGGTAACTGGAAAGTCACTGAAGAGGATGTACCTTACATGATTAAGCTTCCAAGTCACCACTACCTAACTAAAATGGTTGATGGATCTACAGGATGGTCTCTTGTGCAAAATACAAACACTGTGGTAGGAAGTAGCAAAGAGGAATTGCTTAAACAATACCCTGAGTATGAAGACTTTATTGTGCAAGAGCCTCTTAATGTTGTTAGCTTTAAACCACAAGGTGAAAAGAATAAACGATTCACACCTAGTAGAAAGAAAGGCTTTGTGATTAAGGAACATGCAAGAAAAAATTATTAATTATGTCCTCATCTTTGGATTCCTACTATTGACTCTTTGTTGTTATGCAACTGTTACCTCACAGAAGGCTCAAATTGAGCGTTTAGAGTATCAGGTGGGGAAACTTAAGGGTGAGTTGAAACAGAGTCATGAGGAGCTTAATAGCAAGGTCTATTCACTTGACATGAGATTCAAAGATATGGTTTATTATTTAGAAAATGGGGTAAGTAGAGGTGGATAATGGAAGGTCTTAATGCTTTATTGAATGAGCTAGCAAAAATGCTAGGTGTAGGTACAGATGCACTGAAGGGTACATTAGATACTATAGGAACTAATTACAAAGATGTATATAACACACTTGTGAGAGAGTACACTATTAAACAGGTTATGGATAACCTTTCACTTACATCAGTTGTAGCTTTATTTTTATTAGGTATAATGAGTGGTCTCTATATAATGGCTAAAGAGGAACTTAAACTTCCTTGGTTCTTAGCAGTAGGGCTTACCTTGTGTACATTAGTATTATTACTAACTATGATTAGCCCAATTTTTTACCCTAATATCAATTTAATTAATAACTTAGTAAATAAATAGGAGAAATTATGACAACTTATAGTGTAAGTCGAGTAAAAACATTTTTGGACAATCCTTGGAAGCATTGGTGTAAATACCTAGCAGGCTACAAAGAAAAGCAAGATCCTGAAGTAACACAGTACATGGATCGTGGAACATACTTCCACAGAGGTATGGAGCTTTTAGCACAAAGTAAAGGTAAAATGACTCAGGAAGACCTTTATGCTAAGCTACGTGAGATCTATGCAGAATCAGGTTTCCTAGAGGAAGCTAAGCTTTCAGGAGAGCTTGCTATTGATCGTTACCTTTCAGAAGGTGAACCTGTAGACTTTGAGAAAATCATTGAAACTGAGCATCAAGTGTACTTTGACCTTCCTAATGGACATGAGTTCACAGGTATCATTGATGCTGTTATTCAGAATGATGATGGAACTGTGACCATTGTTGACTATAAAACACATTCCACAGCACCTACTGATGATGAATATCGCTACAGCCTTCAAGGTAACTTGTATATGTATGTGTATACACAGCTAGGTTACAATGTGCGTGACATGATCTTCGACTGTGTAAACCCTAAGATTAAGATCACAGGAAGAAACTACAAGCGTAAGACAATCCGCCTTGTGTACAATGAATACCGCACTAGGGACTTCTTTGATCAATTTGTAAACCTTGTGGATATGATTGAATCTAACCCTGACTTCAAACTATACATCCCAGGAAAAAGTGGACACAAGCCTGATGCCTATGATTACCTCTACAAAGTATACATTGGTGAGATGATGGAAGACTTAGATGAATTTATTGAGAAAAACTTTCAAAAAAGGGTTGACAGTTAAACCCAAAAATGATAGAATAGCTTTGTTGGGTTATCCAGCAATACACTAATAAGGAGGAATCAAATGATTAGGTTCATTTGGGCACAGGATGCTAATGGTTTGATTGGAAGTAAAGGAAAGATACCTTGGTACAATCGAGATGATCTTAACTACTTCAAGAATCAGACAACAGGTGGCATTGTAGTCATGGGAAGTAGAACTTGGTTTTCTATGGGATGCAAGCCACTTAAGAATCGTCATAACATTATCCTGACAAAAGAGGATGACATTAAAGGTTATGACCAAGAGAATGTCTACATTGCTCACACAGCAGAAGAAGTCATTGAGATCTATGAGAACTCTAGCCTAGATCTTTGGATCATTGGTGGCGCTATGACTTATAAGACTTTTGAGCCTTGGTGTGAGGAAGCTGTGGTAAGCACAGTGGAAGGTGAGTATGAAGGAGACACTTACTATAAGGGTCTAGAGAATAAGCTCACTGAAGAAAATGTAGTAGTTACAATGAAAGGTGATGGTTTCACAGTGAAACATTATAAGGTGAAATGATGGTAACACAAGATGGTTGTATCTTTCTATGTATTGTAGTTGGAGTTCTGACATGGGTTGTTGGTTATTTCATTGGAAAATGGGATAAAGAAGAAAAACATGTAGTCATAAAAGATACAAAACTAAAACTCATTGAAGGTATTGATGGAGTTTCATCAGTACAGCTTACTCCTATCCGTTATGTTGAACTACTTACCAAAGAGGAAGAGTGCAATGAGCTAAAGCTAGCTATCAAGAGGTTTGCAGATGAAACTCCTTAAGGAACTCAAAGATTTATTTTCCCTTATGGGATGTGCTGTAGTATTTGTTGCTATACTAGCTATCACACTAAAGATTATCATGTTTGTGTGGTCTACAATTATGGCATGGTGAAATAATGAAAGAAGATATTGTAAACCCTAAGCGTTACACAGGTAACAAGCTAGAGTGCTGGGATTTTTGGATTGTAGCTGGTCTCAATCCTCTAGTAGCCTCTGCTGTTAAGTATGTGTGGCGATACAAAGACAAGAATGGAGTAGAGGATCTTAAAAAGGCTCTTGTGTTCTTAGATAAAATGAAGAACACACCTCAGGAAGCTCTCTACTTCACAGAAACTGAGTTCTTTGCATCAGATGATTTACTTGAAAATATGAGTGATACTCAGAGATTCATTGTAAACACATCTGTGCAAACAACTCATGAGAACTTATACAAAGTAGCTATTAGTGATATGGAAATTGCTATTAGTTACCTAATTAAAACAGAATATGGAGATGAAAGTGACTAACGCACAATTATTAATTTTTATCTTACTACTGCTTAATTTTCTCTTGGATCTTTACTACTTCTTCGAGAATACTGGAAAGAAAACAGTTAAAATTAAGTATAAAGATAATGTAGCACACCTTGTGGATCTCACAAAAGGTGACTGGATTGACCTAGCTTCACCTAAGAGTATTGTTTACAAGAAAGGTGACTTAGTTCAGGTTGACTTTGGAGTAGCTATGGAGCTTCCTGAAGGTTATGAAGCTCACCTTGCACCACGATCTAGCCTATTTCAAAACACAGGCTTGCTTCTCACAAATGGTGTAGGGGTTATTGATAACTCTTACTGTGGTGATGGGGACTATTGGGGAGCTAAGTTCTATGCTACACGTGATGGAATCATTGAGGAAGGACAGCGTTTGTGCCAGTTTAGACTCATTGAGAATCAACCGAACATTCATTTTAAAGAAGTAAACCACTTGGGTAACGAAAACCGTGGTGGTTATGGAAGCACAGGAAAGTAGGAACACATGAAATTACAAAAACTAACTAAAATTAAATTACACACTATGACTTCTTTCTATGGAGAACCTGGATCAGGGAAGTCATACTTCATCAACTCACTTCCAGGAAAAGTATTGGTGATTGATACAGACCGAGGATTGGCTTCTGTGACACCAGATGAGCGCTTCTCAGTAGCAGAATGTCACACATGGGATGATGTAGTGGAAGCTATGACTTATGCTAAAGACTTTGATAGCCTTGCTGTGGATCACTTCACAGGTGTTCAGGAATTGCTTTACAAACACATCATGGAAAAAGCTTCAAGTAAGAAAATGACTTTGCCTATGTATGGTGAAGCCTCAACTATCCTTAAAGGACTTATTGATGATCTTGTGGCTTTATCCTATGCAGGTAAGAATGTATATGTGATCTGCCAACAAAAATCTGTCAACCTTGAAGATGTTGTAGATGAAAACATTCCAGCATCTATCATCCCTAACTTGATGGAGAGTGTTGGTAAGTACCTTACAGCAT